CTATGCTCGTTTGTTGACTGCGGCGCGGACCTTGGCGTAGGTCGCAGCGTTGACGCCGAGGGACTGCTGCCGGGCGGGGTGCCCGTTGCCGTGCTTGCCTTGGATGACTTCGGTGGCCATGTCCGCGACACTCTTGCCCTCGGACTTGCCGTTCACGGCGTCCCGGACCTTGGCATATTCGGCGGCGCTGATCCCGAGGGATTTGCGGCGCACGTCGTGGCCGTTGCCGTGCTTCCCGGCGCGAACCTCCGCGGCCATCTGCGCCACGGTCTTGCCCGCGGTCTTCGGCTTGGCCGGCGCGGGCTTGGGCTTCACTGCCGGGGCGGGTACCCCGGCCTTGAGTTTGGCCAGCAACGCGGTGTTCTGGTCCGCGGTGCCCTTGTACCCGCGGATGCCGTACTGGGTCGCCAGCTTGGCACGTGCGGCGTAGGACGAATCCCGGCCCTTGCCGTTGAGCCAGTCCACGACAGACCCGCCGCCCGTGGAAGGTTGCACCGCGGGGGCGCTGGGCGTTGCGACAGGGCCGACAGTTCCGGCGCCGAGGCTCCATGCGCCGCCAGCAGCGGCCGCCGCCGTGTGCCGGATGCTCACATGAATGTGCCCGGTGTGCGGGTTGGCCCCGCTGTACGGCTGCCAACCCTTGGCGTGGGTCCAGATGCGGCGGTTCCAGATGACGTAAGCGACACGAGGTTCACCGACGACAGCGGACAGCAGCGCCTCGACGTCGATGCCGTCCTTGTCGATGTCGAGGGCGCGCACGATGCCGCCGTCCGAGTAGTCGGGGTTGTGGTCGGACTTGCGGGCGTTATGGCTGGCATCGCCGATCCAGCCATCTGACTTCTTGTCACGGTTCGGCCAAAGGGCATTGACCTGGGAACGCAGCTGCGCGAGAGATTGGGCAAGGAAGTAAGACACAAGGGCCTCCTGTTTTCGGGCATAAGAAAAGCCCGGACCAGGATGGTCACGGGCTTGTGGGTTCGGGGTTTGGTTAGTCGCGGCGGCGTTGCTCTCGGAAGATGGACCAGCCAATGGCCCAGATCGACAGGATGAACAACGCGTAGAGCGCGATGTAGGCCGCAGCTCGACCGGGGAAGTCTGGGAAGAAGCTGCTGGCGGTCGCCAGAGCGGTGATCGCAGCAATGACGGCCAGCAACCCCATGAGGGTCACGCCAGCCGCCCAGCGCCGCCACGCGCCACGGCCGAGACAGTGCCAGCCGATCATCACCCCAAGGGTGGACAAGCAGGCGAGCGCGATCAGGATGCCGGTCAAAGGTTGGATGGTCACGCGTGGCCCTCCCGGTAGATTCGTGTGAGCTTGGCCGAAAAATGGTTCTCGTGGTTGATCTGCGCCAGCTTCTCCGACTGCCGGCGCACCTCCGTGTCCCGGTCGAGGGCGGCCTTGTGTTCGACGCTGGCTTCGATCTTCGCCGCCAACGCCTCCTTGGCCGCCGCCTCCGCCTCGACACGGCGCGAACGTTGGACCCACCTGAACAGCTTCACCGAGGACCACCCTCCTTGACCTCATCGATGGCACCCATCACCTTGATGACCGAGGCCCCGACCACCGTCTGCTTCTCGATGGTCGAAGCCTGCACCGCGTTGGTGTCCTTGAGAGTCTCTGCGGTGGCCCGCCACTGGTCCTTGGCCTTCACCATCACCTCATACAGGTAGCGGGGCACGAGCCGGCCGGTCAGGATCATCCACACCGCCAGCCCGAGCAGGCTGGACGGGGTCAGGACGCCGAGGGCTTGCCAGGGGATGTCGTCAAGCAATGGGCACCGCCTTGGGGTTGGGCATGGTTGCCTTTCGGGAGGGGCGCTTGGTGCGCAAAATGTTTAAGTTACAACAACGTTATGAATACCGCACAGTATTCACATCCGGTGTGGATATGGTGAGTCGAAGCCACTCGCACAACTTTCATGGGGGAACTATGCCCGGCCAGAGTCATTCACGCGTCCCGACCGGTACCAAAAATCGAGCAATCGTTCGATCTAAAAAGACGGTTCAGGATTTGGATTTAGATGCATCGATTCGCCAAGCATTTGGCGGAATCTATGCCCGACCTAAAAACCTTGAAGAATCGCTCGAAGCCCTTCGGTCTGGAAAGCTCGTCCTGCCTCCACAGCCGGTTTGGACCGGTGACCCAACAGACTGGGTCGCCAACCCATTCGATGACCGGAACTGGCGGTTCCAGCACCACACCCTGCGCTGGATGAACCCATTGCGCTGGGCTGCCATCGAAGGCGACAAAGATGCAAAAGCCGAATGGCTAAGAATTGCGCGCTCCTGGGGTGAGACCAACACGCCCGCAGAGGCTAGCCCCTCAGACTTCGCGTGGAGGGACATGGCCGACGGCAACCGGGCTATCCAGCTATGCATCGGTGCGCCACTCGCTGGGCCAGAGGACAGTTGGTTCGTAGAACTACTTGAGTACCATCGTGATTGGCTCATGGACCCAACTCACATCGTTGGAAAGAACCACGGACTCCACCAGCATCAAGGCTTGCTCGTTCTCGGCGCTGTTCTGCGTGATCAAAATGCGATTGATACGGCAGTCTCTCGCATGCGCACTCAATTCAAAACGACCTTCGACGTTCAAGGAACAAATAACGAAGGCTCATCGGCCTACCACCAGATGAATATGACTTGGTGGGGTCTAGCTTGGAACCGCGCTAGCTTAGAGGGAATCACGCCGCCGTTAGACGCTACCGAACGCCTGGCCTCCGCCGCTCATGTCCTCGCACACATCGCGCTCCCTGATGGCCAGATCCCGCAAATTGGTGACTCGAAGCGAACAAGAGTCGCTTTGGGCTATTCCCCTCATTCTGACTTTGTTTCAACTGGCGGTCAGGAGGGCGTCGCGCCAACGGAGACGGCAATCGTTCTTGATCGCGGCTATATTGCATCCCGTAGCGGGTGGGGAAACACCCGCCCTCTCGCACACGAATCACACACCCTAATCAAGTATGGCGAAGACTACCCCGGGCATTCCCACGAGGACCGAGGCAGCGTCAATATCTACACCCAAGGGCAACGATGGTTGATTGACCCCGGGTTCCACAGCTACCAGAACTCCATCCCCGAGGTGAAGTACCTCAAATCACGCGAGGCTCACAACGTGGCGTCGATCCCCGGAGTCAAGTACGACAGACATGCAAGCGTCGATCTCGTATCGCACAGTATCACCGAGAATTATCACGACTTCTTGCTCCTAGATCGTGGTTACAAAAAACACGACCTCACCCGACGCGTCACCTATTTCACCGAGGCTGATTGCTGGATAATTTCGGACAAGTCCGGTCCTTCTAGCAAATTCCAAATTTCGCAGACGTGGAATATTGAGCCCGGAGTGAAGCTGCGGTTCCTGGACGATGGGTTCAGGTTGCACACCAAAAACAATAACTTCGGGATGTATTGGCTGGGCAAGGACACGATCGTAAAGCGGCACCTTGCTAATGAAAAGTCGCTCGAAGGATGGATCGGGACCAGCTGGAAAACCATGTTTCCGAGTGCGCGCATCACTGCAACGTCATCGGTTCAGCGCCCGCACATCGTGAGTCTTTTTGGGGGTCATTCCCCTCAACCGTTGAGCATAGTTGAGTCGCACGTTGCGTCGAATGGCGCAATTATGGCTCATGTTGCCCGGGGCCTCTCGCACTGGCGGATACAGATTAGCGAAGATGACATAAGCATCCGAAACACTCTGTAATTCTCTATGTTGGTCTGAGCTTTTTGGCGCTGATGTGGACTCTTCCTGTTCCGCCAGAACAGAAGGCTTGAATGATCCGGCGGAACAGGAAGCAGAACGTTCTAGATTGCGTTGCCCCGGGCAACCTCTTGCCGGTGGGGACTTGGCAAGGCTTAGATGGTGCTCAGGTAGCACTTTCGGACCTGCAACGGGCTGCCGTTCCCTTGGATGCCGACCGTCACGTTCGTGTCCGGAAGGTCCAAGGGGATGGTGAATGGCATGTGCACTGGCACCCAGTTGCTGCCGGGCGGGACGGTGACCGTCTTGGTTGTGTTCAACTCCGTCCCATGTACGACGCTCAACGTCACCGTAGCGCCGGCAGTTGCCTTGACTTCAAGGTTTAGATCGCGGGTTCCTCCCTTGAAGTATTCGCGCCGGTAGAGGTTGAACGTCTGACTCAGCTGCGTGCTGCCAGTCGTTTCCATGCGCCCCGTTCCGCCGCCATCATCGGCTCGTGCCCAACCTGTTGCGAACCATTCGGAAGCGGACCCTGTGAAGGTTGGGTTTCGGAGCAGGTTGTTGCCGCGCTCCTCCCTGTGGTCAGCAACGAGAAGGCCCGTGGACGTTAGCATAACAAGTTCACCGGCGTCCCGACGTTCCGCCAGGCTGGCGATGACCACCTCGAACTCGGCCAGTGTCATGTACGGTTTGCCGTCCTTCGGGTCAATTTCCCCTACCAAATTCGGGTGGAGCATCAGCTGCACTGCTGTCGGCTCGGAGTATCCCGCGACAGTGTTGAAGATGCTGTTCATGGTGGAAGTGGCGGCTTTGTCCATGGTGATGTGAGTAGTTGCGATGGGAAGGTTCTGGGGGAGGGGTCGGTATGCCCCGGGTACGTAGCCGCTTATCCCAGCGTGGTTGGCCATGATGAGGCGGCCCGCATAGGTCCCGTAGTGCTGCTCTAGCGTATTGAACGGCGCGGCCCCCATATACCCATCCGACAAGCCGGGTGGCGCCCACCACTCAACCGGCAGGCGCTGCATATGCCCTTCGAGTTCGGCTTTCCCGGTTACGATCTGATCGAAAAGGGAAGACCGAGTGAGCGCGTCGGCGTGAGCCGCCCCGTGGTTCCCCATCTCGCCACCGTGATCGATGGCTTTTTGCTGGAGGTTGGCCCAGGTATATCCGCCATTTTCGGCCCGGTCGATGTTGCGGGAGTTCACGACCTGCGACCAAGGCATTCCATATTTGATCAGGATCGGCAGCAGCAGCTCAATGAAGTTCTTGAGTCCGTGATCAAACCGCAGGCCATATGCCGGGAGCCATCCGGTACCAATGCAGTAAGCGCGTCGGTCGCGGAAGGCCTTGATGAGGGCTTCGCGCTGATAGGGCCCGACTTGTTCGGGCTCTGATAGCCCGCCCGTTATGTTCCACCAGGGCTGCATCGTTCCATTAGTCACTGATCCAGTGGTGGCAAGGTATACGGCCTGCGTGCCGCCGTACGTTGTATACCTCAGGGCCTTGACGCCTGACGGGGACCGCAGCACTTCAAGGTGTCCGGCAAGTGGCACGGGAGCGTTGGTCATTGTTTCAGCGTCCGCGTGCTTTTCCACCTGGTACCAGCCGGGGTCAAGGGTGAAGAAGTCACTATTATTGGGGACAATCCCCTTATTCCAGTCGGTGATGTCGCTGGTGAATGCCAGCTTCTTCCAGGCTACCCAGTTGGTGCCGGCCAGGTTGTTGGTGGACCGGGTGTGGAAGCCGAAGCTGGACCCGTATGGGATGACAGTGTGGATGGTTACTGATCCCGAGCTTCCCGGAGCGACCTCAATGCGCAGCACATATCCGGGGACTCCGGTAACGGGTGAGTTGATCATGGTATTGACCCTTGCGGTTCCGACCACGGACCAGATGCCCTCCCACGCACGCCCGGCGAGGGTGTTGAAGTCCGTGGCGTCCGGCAGCTCGCCACGGTACTTGTATGATGCCGCCACTTCTACGGCGAGCCCATCGATCAGAACCTGCTGCAAGGCATCGCCCGAGGTTGCATCCCCCTTGGCGTTGAGAATCGCTGCGTTCGTAGTCGTGGCGAGGTTCTTCCACCACACTTCGGAGGGGTGGAGGTCTGGATTTTCCGGGTACGTGATACCCAAGCTTGTCGAACCCAAGAGGGGCCTCCTATGGTTTGCTGAGCGGATCAGCGTCGTATTGTGCGAGTGTCTTGCCTGCCCAATAGGCATCGAATTGCTCAAGGGTTTTCCCGGTCCACGCGAAGTCGCGTTCACCGAGCGTTGGCCAGCCGATGGCCGCGGTGAGTACCCGCAGGCCGATGCTCATGTTCATGTCCCCAGCCCGGACATCGAGTTGGGTGGATGAGACGATGCCGGTAACGCGCAACCGCGAACCTTCCTTGTCCTCGATGGTCACCACGTCTCCGCGCTCGATGCGCGGGTCGGGAATGATTTCAAGGGTCCGGATGGTTGGTGATGCCTGCTTGGTGGCTTCAGCCAGGTAGTTGGCCAAGGCTTGGGCTTGCTCCGGGGTTTGGATCCAGTGCCCGGCATCGTGCGTGAACGGTTCGGCATTTGCCGGGCCAGTGGGCACGCCTTTGGTGGTTCGGTCGTTGAGTTTCCCGCGACCCCTTGCCCGGACGCGTGGAAGGTTTGACCCCAGTCGGTTGGATCGCAGTGCACTGGCCGGGTTGTTCGTGGCCCGCAATTGCAGTTCACTTCCGGCTGGCACGTTGGATGCCGTGTGGGTCATGGTGAATTCGTTCGGGTCGCCCTCCTTGAATGCCACCGCAAGGTTCGAAGCGGTAGCCTCGGCACTGTAAGCGTCACCGAGGATGACGCCGCCGGTCCAGGATCCGTACCCGCGGTTGAACGCGGAGAGGTCCGACTGCCACATTCGTTTCACGGTCATGTCCACCATGACCCATGTCTCGTCGGCGGGCGGGTTGAAGCTGATCCGGTTCGGTTCGCCCGGTTGCAGGGTTTCTCCCGACCCTTCATACACGTCGATACTGGCCCACCAGCCGCGAGTGACCTCCGGCTCTTTCCATGCCACGGTCACGTCCCGGCGCACCGCGTCGGCATTGTCTTCCCACTGCGCGTCGATGATGTTCTCCGCGGCGGTAAGGGTGGCAACGGACGGCCGGGCGATCATGACCGTGCGGTCAACCCAGCGGAACACGCCGTCCGCGTCGATCCACATTTCCGCGCACTCGGCCTCGGCCAACGAGCGCAGGATGTCCATGCCCTTCTGCCTGACGATGGCGGGCATGACCTGGAGGGCGTTGCGGTCGCTTGCCGCCACTTCAATCTTGGCGGTGGGAACCTGCCCAAGCAGCGAGAACGCAGCCCCGGGGAATGCGACTTGCACGCCGCCGAAGGTCCCGGTCCCGAACACACGCACCTGATCCACCGGCCGGTACCACGTACCTTCCGGAATGGGGGCGGTTCCGGTCGCGGACAGGCCATTGTCTGTGCGCAGCTCGAAGTCAAGGTTTGTGCCGTTCTTCACCACGCGCAGGGTCACGGTTCGCGCCCCGACCCGACCGGTCTGGCAAACGGTCACCGCGGCCGGATTCTGCACCTGACCGATGATGGAATTCGCAGTGATGTTCAGCCGAACGCCAACCTGCCCTTGCCACCACACCGCCACATAGCAGGTGCCAGAAGTGTCCGAGGGAAGGCAGAGCGTGACCTCCATCGGCTTGTCCAGATATCCGTTTTCACCTGAAAGGAACACGGGCCGATAGACCGCATTCACGCCATTCACAGCGACGCCCCACGTGGTCTTTGTCCAGCGCGGGTACGCCAGTGCGGAGTCCGTGTTGATCGAAGACTCCAGGGTGCCCCACTCTGGCCATGTCGAGCCCATCATCGGGGCCGACATGATCGACCCAACCGACCGGCGAGGCGTGGCATAGAAGCCGCATGCCCGAGCCACCCGGTCCACCACATAGCTGGTGAGCAGCGAAATATACCGCGGATAAACCCCATCGGTTTCCGAGGGCATGGCATCCAGCAGCGGCCAAAAGGTTAGTTCCTCTTGGAGCTTGGCAATGTCATCCTCGACGCTCGAAGATTTGTCATCGGCGGCGAACGACCCACTGGTGCCGCGGATCTTGCCGGTCAACTGCTTGGCTTCCACCCCGCCATACCCGGCACTGATTTCCACCCGGTCATTCGCGGACGGAGGCCAGCCCCCGGACTTCACCCACGGCAAGGACGGGTTTCGTGCAACCACGGGACCTTCCGCCCAGTCAAGGTCGCCGGTCGCAGCGGTGATGCCCGACCCGCCCACCACCGGCGCCGGCATGGCACCGCTGAGATCCGCGCTCACCGACAGGGACTCCACCTCACGGACAATGCCATTGACCCGGACCGTTGCTGTGGGCCGAAGGGCCGTTGTGTCAGAGGGCCATCCTGGAACTGAACGCATCAACCCACCTCCTTCACTGTGAAGCTCACGCCGGATCGGCGCATTCCGGGCTCATCTCGTACTGCATGGGAAACGGACTCGCTGAACCCCTCGACCACGACCAGCCCGCAGCCCTTGCCGGTGGTCCACTCAGCCAAGTCTGCGGTCCATGTTGCGGACGGCAGGGCCAAGGTCGCGAACCCCGTGGCCCGCACGTACGCGGTCGCGGCCCCAGTCGGGGCCTTCGCCACCGTGTGGTGCAAGCGCCTCGGGGTTCCGGTCAGTGCATACGTCGTGGATGAGGTGCCCAGCCCCGCGCCGGCCGCGTCAAAGAAACCCACCGTCACAGTGCCGCTCCCTGAACCGGACCCGTACACGGCCCCCGTAAACGGCAGGCCCGGGACCACAGGTATCCGGTCGTGCGCACCGTTGGTATACGCGAACGTCACCGCACCGCCGCCGCTGGCCAAGGACTGAACCGGGCGCGTGCCGTCTGCCAACGTCACAGCACCGCCGGCAATGGCGTCACCCGTCCACGTACCGGGATTGCCAGCGCCCGGCATGGACTGCGCGGGCTGGAGCAGGTTGGTGACCTGCGCCCACGCATCCACCCACACCCAAGGCGGCGGCCCATACAGGTGCTCGGCCAAGGCAGTGAGCCCCGCCATCTGCGCAGGAGTGGCAGAGCCAATGCTGGCCTGCCACTCCCGCTTGGCCGGATGCCCATATTGGGCCTTCACCTTGCCGCCCAGTGTCCGCCTATATGATGCGGGGCGCTGGCTGGAAATCTCCAGCGTGGACGGACAGCGGAACCCAACCAATGCGCCACGAGGGCCAATATATGTGGTCAAAAGACCCTCCTAACGAGACTTGAACTGCTGATTGGTTTCCTGCATTACGCCATGGAACTGACGCCCGTTGATGCTGACTACTGGTTGATAGCTGGCGATGGCCCCGGCAACCGCCGCAGCAATCGCGGTAGTGTCCACCTGATGGGATACCGCGGGCTGGGCAGCGTACCGCGCAACCTCGGCAGAGGGCGGCACCGACAGCATGGGGCTAAAAGCCCCCTCGGCGGCAAGGCCCATCCGGGCGAATGCCTCCTCAACCTTCGGAATGCTCGCCAAGCCACCGCCCACAACACCGTCTCCCGCGTCAATGCCCGCCTTGAACAGCGTGCGCGAAGGGGAGTGCATGTCCAGCGAGCGGCGGAATGCCCTCTCTCCGGACTTGCCCAGCTTGTAGAACGCAGACTCCACGCTCTTCGTCTTGGACTCAAGGCCACGCACGAGCCCGTCTGCCGCGTCCAGCCCGCCCTTGTACATGGACTTCGTGACCGACTCACCAGCCTGCCCGGACCAGTAATCCATGCGCTTGTACTGCTTGTTCAGTGCGCCCACATCGGACTTCGTGCCCTGCAATAGAGCGTCCGCAGCCGCACCGCCCTCCAGGGTGCCCAGTTCGCCAATCTCACGAATGATTGCCTCGGAATAACCCTTGGCCCGCAACCGATCCAGCTTCTTCGCAAATGCCCCGAAGCGGTTGGCCGCAGACTTCGCCGACCCGATCATTCCCTTGACGGTTGGCCCGCCAGCCTCGTGGTCAAGGCCTCCAATGAACGAGGACATCGAGAACTCGCCCCGAAGCCCTCCGGCAACAGAATCTCGCACGGAACGCAGCTCGTCCGCCTGCTCGGTTGCCGCCTTGAGAGCGGCCTCCAAACGTTCGGACTTGCCCGTGAGTGCCGTCAGCGCCTTCTCAAGCGCCTTCGCATCCCGCGCCAACCCGCGACGCTTCGACAGCGAGTAGTCCTTGTTCCGGGATCCCTCCAGCAGCTTGTCAACCTGACCCATGCCGGACCCGGACGTGAACGCGTCAGTGATGTTCCCCCGACGCAGATCCGTCCCAAGCTCACGACGCGAATCCGAAAGCCGGCCCTGGCGGGCTTTCTCTTCCTCGGCCGCCTTCTTGCGAGCATCCGCGGACTTCTTCGCCGCAGCTTCCGAAGCCTTGCCAGACTTCTTGACCGCAGCCAGCTCGGCCTTGGCTGCTTCCCACTGATCCTTCGCGGCCAGCTTCCGGAGTCGGTTCGCTTTGTCGCCGCTGATCCGGTCGTACGCACGCTTCGTGGACGACACCTTCTTCTCAGCTGCACCAACACGGCCACCGCCGGCGAGGCCGGCCAGCCCCTTGAGCTGGTCAACCCGCGGATCGTCACGGTTGATCGCATTCAGCAGGGCATCATGCTTGTCCGAGGACCGGCGGTTGATCACCCATTCCCGATCATCGACACGAACGTGGGGGATGCCGCGTTCGTTGACGCCCATGACCATGTCGGTGCCAAGCCCTGTTGCCGGGACACGGCCGCCGCCGGCGAGGCCAGGAGCCCGGCCGCCCATCGCCCGGGTGGGCCCGCCACGTCCGCCTGGGCCGGCAGCTGGTGGCCGGTCGCCGGAGTAGACGGACTTGATGTGGATCTGTGCGTAGCCATCCTTTACGTTGTTGATCGCCGACTGGACCCAAGAGAGCCCCGACTCGGTCACATGGACGTTAGCGGCCCCGTCCTTGACGTTGTTGATGCCACCTTGCACGACAGTGACCGTGCCGTCATCGCCGACCAGGATCTTCGCGTCTCCATCGGTGACGCCATTGATCTTGCCCTGCGTGGTGAGGACAGTTCCCTCGTCGGTCACTTCGATGCCGACTGTCTGGCCCTTGATGGCTGCGATCTGCTCTTTGGTGAGGTTCGCGGTGCCATCGTCAGTAACCAAGGCCTTGATTTTCAGGTCCTTGGGTATCTCCAGCAGCTGCCCAGTGATCCGCTCGGCGGCCGCTGTAGCCTGGTCGTCGACCCACGCAGCGATGGTTACATCCTTGGGGATGTCCAGCGTCTTGCGGACCAGCGCGTCGGCCTTATCGCCCATGATCCCGAAGCCCTCAGCGGACTTGATGCCCGCATCGTAGGTGGCTTGGTACTGGGCGACCACGTCCTTCTGTGACTTCGAGGTGTCGGCCGCGTACGTTTGGGCGATCGCGATGCCTTCCTGCAGCTTCCCTTGGAATAGCTGCAGGCCGGCGTAGCCAGAATCCGTGCTCTTGTTGAAATCGGTCTTTCCCTTGTTTAGGACCTTCCCGAGCTTCCCTTGCGAGTCGGTGATCTTCTTGATTTCACCGTCCATGTCGCGCAGGCCCTTGGCCCACTGGAATGCGGCGTCCTTCGACGACATCATTGCCAGTCCGGAGTTGAACAGGAAGTCCGTGAACTTGCCCAGGCTGGTCACGGATCCGTCCGCGGCGACACCGATCTCTTCGAGAGCTTTCGCCATGTCCTTGGACGGAACGAAAGCTCCCGCAGCGCCACTGGCAACCGCGTCAGCACCAGCACCGAGGGCTTCGAGCCCGCCGCCAGCGTTCGCTGCCTCAGCTGCGACACCGGCCAGCGCGTCAGCGTAGCCAGGGAACATGGCCTTGGCCTCTTCGACCGTGCGGCCCTGCTCGACGAACTTCGCTGCGATCCCATCAAACGCGGTCTTTGCACCTTCAATGTTGCCGGATCCGACAAGGTCCGCGAGGGACTGATCAATACGCCCGAAAGCGTCTTCGGTCATCGCGAGGGAGCCCTTGACCCCAATGGTTGAGGTGACAAGGTTTTCGCCCCAGTCGTTGAACTTCTGACCGGACGTCTTGTTGAACGTACGATCAATCGCCGACCCCAGACTGTAGATGTCGTCGGTGAGGCCTTCACCCCGCGTGTTCTTGAACAGAGCATCGAGTGCATCCGTAGCATCCGGCGCATTGTTGATGACCTTCGACAGCGCCAGGTCAACGCGGCCCATGCCTTCGTCGATCTTGGACATGTAGGATGCCTCAGCCAGCTTGGCAACTGCCACGGTGACGGCAGTGATGGCGACCGCAGCACCGGCGAACTTCGCGAACTTCCTCGCGATACCGGGGGCAGCGTTGCCGAACTTCTCCATCTTGCCGGTGAGCCCGGGGAACTCGAGGCCAAGGGCTTTGAGCCCGCCCATGGTGGACGTGAACGAGCCAACCATTTTCATGCCGACGCCAGCGACAAGCGCGCCGACACCAACGAATCCGGTCATGACAGTCAGGGCTCCGGCGATGGGCGCAGGGATCTTTGCGAATCCGGTAGCAATCCCAGCGACTGCCTCAGAGACGCCAGCGACCACAGGCAGCATGACACCACCGAACGTGATGGCAGAGTCCTGGATGCTCGAGAGTGCGGCCTTGATCTTCGACTCTGTCGTGCCGTACCGCTGGTCGGCTTCCTTCGCGAGGGCCAGGTTTTCGGCCCACGCTTCACTGCCAGTTTTCAGGGAGTCGCTGAGCAGGTCACCAGACGCGGCGAGGGCGAGCATGACCTGAGTTTCCTCGGTGCCCTTGATGCCCATGTCCTTGAGCGTCTTGGTGACGTTGCCGCCGGACTCGTTGACCTTGCCGATGCCCTTGGACACCAGATCGAGGGCCGCAACCGGGTCTTCCCGGAACTTTGCTGCGAACTCGTCAGCGGAGACACCCGCGGTTTCGGCGAAGCTTTCCAGCGATTCGCCGCCTTCGTCGACAGCGGAGCGCATCTTGAGCAGGACGCGAGTGGTGACGCCGCCGCCCTGCTCGGCCTTCACGTTCATCGACGCGAGCGTGCTGGACAACGCCAGCACATCGGACTCTGTTGCGCCAATGGTTGCGCCGGCACCAGCAATGCGGCTGGCCATGGACAAGATTTCAGCTTCGGTGGATGCGCCGTCATTTCCGAGGGCTACAAGTGCGGACCCGAATCGTTCGACGCCTTCGGTGCCTTCGCGCTTCATGGTGCCCATGACGTTGGAAATTTGGGCGATGTTCGTGGCCGCTTCCTCAGCGGTCAGGTTAGTGGTTTCGCCGAGGTCGACCATCGTCTTCGTGAAGCCGACAACGTCGCCCGTCTTGACGCCCAGCTGTCCCGCGGCCTCGGCTACGGCGGCAATCTCGGTGTGTGTGGACGGGAGTGTCCGCGCAAGATTTCGCAGGCCGCCTTCGACCTCGGCCAGCTGCTTTGGTGTGCCGTCGACAGTCTTCTTGACGCCGGTCCAGGCGGACTCCCAGTCGATCGCGGCCTTCGTGACCAGTGCGACGCCACCAGCTGCAGCAACACCGCCAGCGACAAGGCCGGTGGAGACTTGCCCCCATGCCTGCTCGTGCATTCCAGCGACGCGGCCAAGCTTGCCGATGCCGGAGCTGGCCTTCGTGCTGGCTGCCTCAGTTTCTTGGGCGGCCTTGCGGGCGGCGCCGGCGGCGACCATCATGTCACGCTTAAAGCTACCGATCTCGGCCTTGATGCGTACTGTCACGTCACGAGTTGCCAACGCGGGGCCTCCAATATTTAGTTTTCGTCACCCCGACATGGGATGCTTGCGGCATGACAAACACGACTGGGAACGTGCAGCACAAGCGCGGCCACAACACGATCATGACCGGACTCGCAATGCTCGTGATGGGCATTGCTGTTGCGCTGGCTGGCGGTTATGGGGATGCGCCTGGACTGCAGGGGTTCGCTATCCTTGTGGCCATCGCGGGGTTGGTCACGTTGCTTGTGGGTGTTGGCCGGCGCCGGGAGACTCCCACCAGCTAGTTCGCGTAGGTGTCTACCGGGTAGATCAGTTGGCCGGGGTACTTGGTTCGGTTCTTGTCCTCGGCCAGTGAGTCCCTAGCTGCGCAGCCGTGACAGATGGCGTCGTCGTGCCATTCGATGCGGCCGACGTTCTCGTCCCCGCGGACCATGGAATGTGGGAGTCCGCAGCCGTTGCACAGGCTGTTCAGGTACTTGGTGTAGGCGATCTGCATGATCCGGTCGCGGTCGTTGTACTTCCCGTCTTGCTCCCGCACGCCCAAGAGCACGGTCACGGGAATGGTGCACGCCCGCGCTGTCTCCACCAAGTCGATGAGGTGTTGCCAACGCGGGCGCGTGAGGGCTTCTACGATTTTGGGACGGTCACCAACGGGACATCATCGGAGGATGCGATGACGGCGTCAGCGATGAGGCCCATCTGCGCGTCACCGAGCTTGGCGAGCATCAGCTCAACCTGGCTCCGTTCCAGCCGTGCCCATTCGCCCTTGATGCGGGTCTTTGCGGCCATTGCGATCTTGCGAACGCGCAGCTCTCGGGAGATGACCGCATTGGTCTTCTCGTTGGCGCCGGTGCGCGCCAACGCGTTGATGTCGGCGGGAGCGGTGATTTCCATGAGCTTCGCCGTGGTCTTCGCTTCCCGACGCCCCTCCGCGGCGGCCGCCTCAATCTCCGTGGCGAGGTCCTTGCGGATCTGGTCCAAGAGGTCCTGCTCTTCGTTGTAGGTGATGGCAGAGACCCGGAACTCACGCTTGGACGCGTAGACCTGCGCCTCGAGCACCGCGATCTTGGCATCGAGTTCGGCGTTCGGGTTGGTTTCGCCGCCGAGGGCTTCGTCGCCTTCGGGTGGTGCTGCGTAGGGGATCCGCTGCTTTTCGAGTTCTTCGATGTCGGCGAGCAGGTCGAGGCGTCCGAAGAGGGTGACGTGGTGGGTGGTGCGTTCGCCGCCGGCCAGCCATTCGTCGAAGTCGAGTTCAGCGGTGGGGATGTTCTGGTTTTCAGCCATGGTCAGACTCCTGATGGTTTAGAGATTGTGGTCTTCGGGGGCGGACAGCAGCGGGACGGTGCGCGTGCACTTGAGGTAGGCCCAGTCGGACGTGGTCTTGTCGATCGCTTTGGTGCCGTCGTCATTGCGCTGCATCACGGTGAACGTGACTTCGTTCGCGTCGGTGTCGACCTCGGCCCACGACGTGATCGGGATGTCTTCCGGGGAGACGCCGTTGGCCAGCGCCCACGCCTGCAGGTTGTCGTTGCGCTCGGTGCCGAGCTCAGACTGGAAATGGATGGAACGCTTCATGGTCAGACTCCATTGCTTTGGGGGTCGTCAGACTCGGGGGTGGTGCCGTGGCGGGGCGGAGTCTGACGTACGCCCCGCCACGGGGTCTTGGAGGGAGTGGTTAGACTCCGGCGGCCACGATGGCGCGCTCGTCCACGTTGTCCTGCACGGAGAAGTTCATCTTGAACTTCTCGTAGCCGGCGTCGGCCGGGGACAGGATCTGCGGGGTGTTCGTCAGAACCTCGTAGACCTGCACCTCATCGGCGGCCGTGAACGGGTGCTCATGCGCCTTCGTGCCTTCGGGCTGCTGCCCGATGCGGGACACGATGTAGCCGTGGATGCCCTTCGAGGTGAAGGTCTCCCACGGGATGTCGTCGATGGCGTCCTTCCAGCGGAAGAAGTCCATGACGGCTTCGTAGTTGGTGCGGCCGGGGGTGGACGAGTTGCTTGACGCGCACAGGGCCGGGTCGCTGATCGCGTCGTCTCCGGTGGCGCCGAGGACGAAGTTTGCGGCGGTCACGTTGCAGGACAGCACGACGGCGCCAACGCCGGTCAGTTCGCTGGCCTTCGGGGCGCGGTAGTCGGCGAGGTCGGTAACGAACACGGCATGGCGGTTCGCGTCGGTGAGCATTTTCTGGCCCATGGTTATTTGCCTTCCTTCTTGGAAGCGACCTCACGCAGGTGCGGGAAGATCACGAGGTGTGTTTCGGGGACTGGGTTGTCGTACTTGCGTCCGGTGCGGACGTCTCGGACGAAGACCTTGCGGCGCGGGTCAAGGGTTTTGAGCTTGGCCATGTCGATGGACTGCGCTTCGGCCGCTGCGGGTTCGGTCACGGTGTCCACCGGCTTGGCGGGCTCGGTGACCTGTTTCGGGGTTGCCACGGTGGGCCTCCTAGTTGGTGATGAGCCGCCACGGGAGCGGCAGGTAAGCCCGGGCCGGAGTGACCTGGGTGTCGGTGAGGGGTCGTGTGACCCGGAATGCGTCAGCGTCGGGCATCAGGAATCCGCCGCCTATGGGCAGGTTGGTGAGTGCCGCGGTGACCTGCTGGGCAGCGAGGCGGCAGATGCGTGCGTCGGGGCCGACCACCGTGGTCTGCGGGGCCCAACCAAGGACGCTGGTGTCCACAAGTCCGGTTAGGTCGCGTTCGGCTGGCAGATCGGAGCCCAGCCCCGCAAAGAACGCGATGTAGGGGCGGATGTAGATGCCGCCTGCATCCGTTGGGACCTTCGTCGGGACGATGCCGTCATAGACGCGGGCGCCGATGTCCGGCAGGGACCGGAGCTTGGCCAGCAACAGGTCTGCAAGGTCGTTCGGGTCAACCACTAGAGCGCACCGCCAATGATTTGAGCCATCGCGTCAGAAAACGCTGGCGTGTGTTTGTCAGCGGCCGGGCCCATGAACGGCTGCGCGGCCATGCGACTCGTGCCCATCTCGAGGTAGATGGAGTATGAGGCGGTGGCGCGGACCTCAGCCTCGAGCGGGCCCACGTCCTGGCTGCCGATGCTGTTCTTCAAGTTGCCCGTATCGACCGGCGCCAAGACCTTGGCGGTGCCCTCGATATCCTTGGCGGTCTTGCGGACCACCTTCGACGCCAGCGGGATCGCCTTGGACGGGACCTTTTGCAGGTCCGCGGCCAGTTGGAACATCTGGGATGCATCAAATTCCATGGGCACCTCCGGGGCATGAGAAAAGCCCGACCAGTGGGCGGGCTTGGGTAGGGTGGTGCTTATGTCGAAAAATCAGCAGGACACGTCCCTGGGTAAAGGCGTCATCTTCTTCGCAGTCGTAACCGCACTGGCATTCGTCGGCGGTATCGCTGCACCGCTCTGGACGACCGTCGGGATTGTGCTTGCCGTGATCACAGGCCTGCTCGCGCTGCTTTGGTACATCAACTTCGCGAACCGCAAGAAGGTTTAGGGCTGCTGCTGGGTCTGGTTCTCGAGGGCTATAAAATCGTTCTCCCACAGCAGGCTGCCGGCCATGGATTGCTTGAGGTTGAACTGGCGGCCGGTGGTGGCCACGATGTCGCCACGTTCCCCGGTGTGCAGCTGGGGGAGCGGAACACCTTCGCGGTTCTCGAAGGGCAGTGCAATCAGGTACTGGCGTAGCTCGGTAGGCTGCTCCGCGGTCACCGGGGAGGTCTCACGTTTGAGTTCCTGCAGGCGGCACATGCCCGCCCACACGATGACTTCGTTGGTCCAGCCGTCGGGCAGCGGGTAGGGGGCGGGGCCTTCTTGGATGCGGCGGATGGTGCACATGGCCGTCATCGTTTGCACGGCGACCGGGCGGTGATGCTCGGCCCAGTTCGTCGGGATGACCATGGCGTTGGGGAGGGGACTCACCAGCGCGCCTCTTCGCCCTCGGCGCCGCGGGATCCGCAGGACGGGATGATTTCGAAGAACGAATCGTCCGCCGCTTCCGCCTGGTCAGCCTTGCCGCGCAGTGCTGCGGCCTGCTTGCGCAGTTCTGCGGCGACCGCCGGCCCGTCGGTGGAAAGGTCCTGCGTGCGGATCTTCTTCGACGTGAGCACTTCGCTGGTCGCGATCGCATCCAGCGCATCGGCCGCGGCCCGCCAGATCCCCGGACGGGTGATGCTGTCCGGATCCCACAGCGCGTAGCCGTGCAACCCGAGGTAGCCCTCGAGCACGTCATCAGCCATGAGAGGCGGCTCGGCGAGGTCCGCGATGAGCAACCGCACTTGGCCGGTGGGGGTGGTGTAGTCAGCCATGCGAACCTCCAAAAGAGTTGTGGGGTGGCGCGCACAGGCCGCGGCAGAGGGTGTCTGCAGCGGCCTGCGCATGCCGGGTGAGGCTAAGCGGCGCCGTTGGAAGCGTAAACGCCCGTGCCGAAGCCCTTGTCGATGTCGAAGAACGTCCGGCCGCGGTACCAGATCGTGTCATCGTTGAAGCTGCCGTCCTCGATGGAGACAGCACCCCCGCCGACGCGCTCGCCCTGGTCACGCTTCACGCGGATGTCGACCATGCCGTCGTGGCCCTCGAGCCCGGTTTCGATCAGGGACGGCAGGCTGGAATCCTTGCTCTGCACCAGAGCCCAAGCCTTGCCCTGGTTGGCGCCCAGTGCCTTGCCGATGCTGCGGGACGACAGCGGGGTCACGAGGCCCTTGAACGGGTTGTCCATTTCGGTCTCGGTCGTCTTCGAGCCGTTGACGACCTTGATGACGACCTTGGCCGCGTTCAGGACGCGAGTGACTTCGCTGGCGATGCCCGGTCCGTGCACCAGCACGAGGTTGGACGTGTCGACGAGGTCGCCGCGGTGGTCCTCGCGCTGGGCGAGGGCCTTGACGGCGGCATCCAGCGCGTCGGCGGAGAACGCCACGGCCTCGACGGTGCCGAACACGTCGGTGGACCATGCGCCGGCGGTGACCAGCTTGGTTGCCACGGCGGTGTTCTTCGCCTTGACTGCGCCGTTGCCCAGGAAGGCCGGGAAGTTCGCGAGGTCGGAGAACATGCGGCGCAGGCGCAGCTCGAACGTGAGTCCGTAGGACTTGCCCCACTTGGCGGTGCCGTGGGTGAGGTCGGTTTCGTTCAGGGATCCACCCTTGTACTCTTCGCCCTGGCCGACGCGCTCGAATTCGTCGCCGGACCAGAGGTCCACGAGCTTGCGGCGTTCGAAGTCCGGGGACGTGGCCTTGGCCAGGATTGGTTCGAACTCGTCGATTGCTGCCTTCTGGGCGGCGATGGCCTTCTTTTCGAAGGCGTCGCCCAGCAGGACGGGGAAGTCGGACGTGGAGAATGCTTCCACGACCTCGGCCTGTGCGAGCGGACCGCCGCGGCGGCCCTTGCCGAAGAACGATGCAGCTTCGTGCACGCGTTCCTGCGGGTCGGTGGCGGTGCGCCACCCCTGCTTGTCAAAAATGTCCATGGTGATGAGCTCCTATCAGGCGCCGGTGGTGGGGACGGTCTTGCCGAGCGGCGCGACCTCGAGGACGCCGGAGCCGGTGCCCTTGGAGTTGATGGCGAGACCGAACGGGGTGTTGCCGGTCGCGGTCATGGTGAGCGCACCTGCCGAGGTGATGTAGACGACCTGGCCTTCGGTTGCTGCGCCGGTGACGGTCAGGTCGTAGGACCCGTCCAGCCAGACGGTGACCTTCTGGCCGATGGCGGCACCGATGAGGGCGACGCCGGCGAATCCACCGATGAGGACCGGGTCGCCGGAGGCGATGGCCTTGGTGGCGGTCAGGGCAATGTGCTTGGCGTGGGTGTAGCGCTGGTTCTTTGCCATGTTGTGCCTCCTTAGAGTGCGTTGACGATGTCGTCGTCGGTGATGGTCTTGGATTCGACGATGGTGTCGCCGAGTCCGCGGGGGGTGCCGGCGCCGTGGGTGACCGCGATTTCTGCGGCGGCTTCGGTGGCGTCAGCACGGAGCTTGTCGGCGTCGAACGCTTCGGCGGCCAGTGCGGCGGTGATCAGCGCGGCGCGGGTGACCTTGGCTTCGGTGTCACCGAATGCTTCGGCGACGATGGCCTCGGCGGTGGCCTTGGTGGCCTTTGCCTCGGACTCGGCGACCTTGGCCTCGGCGGCTTCTGCGCGCTTGGTGGCTTCGGCCAGTTCGGTTGCGGCCGTGGTGGCCCGGCTGGCGGACTCGCGCAGGGTGGCGAGTTCCTTGTCATCAATGGTTGCCATGGTGGCTTCCTCCTGATTTGTGGTTGCCCCGGCCGGGACCGGCGGGGAGTTCTTGGTGACCGTGCGTAGCGCTTCGGTCGTGCTGGTGACGGGAACGTATGAAGTCGTGGAGCGGACTTCGATGCGGCCATCGCCGAGAGACACGGCGCCTTCGGCCAGCGTCCATGACTGCTCGTAGATCTTGAAGGATTCGTCGGACTCGACTTCAAACCAAACCTTGGCGTCGTCGTAGTCGCGGATCCACACCCATGTGCCTTCATCGCCGTGGGCGGCCTTGAGTGCTGCCAGGATGAGCTGGCGTGTCTCGTTGGCCGTAGCCTCGATTGCGTGGCGGGTTAGTGCGGACTCGAGCACTGCGCTGATGTGGCCACCGCGGCCTTCTGCCGTGACGTAGTCGACGCGGTTCAGGGTGCTTGGGAGTAGCTTCTCCACGATCATTCCCTTGCGGCCGTCGACCTCGCCTTCGGACATGATGGCGCTGGCCACGATGGAGTTGCCGATGGAGTCCTTCATGGCTGCTAGGTCGGCGCGCCAGCGGGGGAACACGTCGGACTCGGCGAGCAGGGCCCCTTTTTCGCCGGTCTTGGGGTGGACGTAGTCCGGATCCCAGCGGGCGTCTTCGGCCAGGGCTGCGGCCAGCGTGGTGATGGACCCGACTGGTTGTTCGAAGCGGGCCATTTCGCCGTCGTGGTCGATGTGCTGGCGGGTGCCCTTGGGGAACACGCGGTCGTTGGCTGCCTGCTCGAGGACTTCGGCGGAGTAGTAGCCCGAGGATCCCCACCCGGGGGTTATCAGGGCGATGAGCTGGCGGCTGCCGGATACCGCTGTGGTGGTCGCGGTGGCTGCTTCTTTGATCAAAGTCGACATCGCGACCTCCTATGCTTGTGGGATGGGGAAAGACGACAGGAACGACGCCATCGGCGTCCCCGGGGAATGCCCGGGACATTCGTGGAAGCTGCACGGCGTCTACCTGCGCATGAGCGGCGGGTCCATGTCCGTGGAATGTAAGTGGTGCGGAGCGATCCAGTACGAACCATCCCTAAGCGACGGGACGTAAGTCCTTCACGCGGGTGTTCGTCATGGAATCCCGCCACCCTGGCGTTTCGACTCGCTTGGTGAGGTCGGCCCATTGGATGTCGCCGTCCTGCAGCATCTTGAGCTTCGTCGGCCCCATGATCTGGCGTTGAGAATCCTCGGTGAGGTTGTCGAACCAGGCCTCAGCGTCGGGGATCGCGTCATCGGGCTCGTCGATATCGAAGCCAAGGTCACGCCATGACTTCGTTTTGTCGATGCGTGCGCATCGGCCTTGGTGGTGGTCGATGGGCCCGAACTCGTCCACGGGGTGGAAGCTGCCGTGGTTCGATAGGCAGGACGGGCACGTGCGGGCGTCTAGGGATGCAGACCAGACCCAGCCGGTGAGCAAGTCTTTGTTCTGCTGTGCGGCTGTTAGGGCGCCTTCTCGGTGCGCGTCCACCAATTCCGTCCGGGCGATTACTCCCGCCCGGGCAAGGCCGCCGTTGAACTGTCCTTCGGCGCCACGGACAATGCGGAGGGCCGTCGTGCGTGGGTTGTCACCAACGGCGATGGCCCGGACGAGTTCCCGCTTCATCATCCGCTCAACATCAGCGGGGATTGGCCGGGACGAGGCGTGGATCTGCTCTGTGGAGCGCAACACGATGGCGTCCAGCGCGGTCTTGGACATGGCATCGAAGTTGATGGCCGCGCCCGCGGCGCCCGGCGGTAGTTGCGACCGGGAGACAGCGAGGTGCGTGTCTGCGGCATCGAGCACAGCGGATGCCAGGTCGTTGGTGACGATGACCTCGGTTTGCGCGGCCAGCTGGTCCAGCGTGGTGCGGGCTTGCCGTAGTGCATCTTTGAGCCGCCTCGACTTTGCCACCTTGGCGTAGGGCACGCGGGTCTTGCCGTCCCCTATGACCTCGAGCAGTGCTTCGTGGAACTCAGGGCCGAGGGAGTCCCACGCGTCCACCCAAGCGCGGGTGATCGCGACGATCTGCTCGTCGGACATGGTGCGGAGTCGGCGTTTGGTGTCGGCGGCGATCAGCAGTGTTTCATCCGTGATCGCCACCGCGCACCTACTTTCCTACTGCAACACGTTGGTTGGGTCTTCGCCACGCCGGAATGCGTCCGCGGCAGCCTGCCCCGCGGTCACTGTCGGGTCGATGAAGTTGCCGTCATCGTCCTTCATCAGTTCCAGCTGCTCGTCCACGTCGCGGACCTTGAGTGCCCGCATGATCAGCTCGGCCTGCAACAGCGGCGGCATGTGGCCAGTCGCCGCCACGAGGGCTTCCATGATGACATCCAGGGGGATGTCTTCAAGGTCCGGGTACGTGATCGTCAGCGTCATGTCCGCGGGGTTTGGCATCCGCACCCGGAGGCGGTCGCCGTCGCGCTCCACAGTGCCCTTGAGCGGGCCGCGGGGGGCAATGACGGCTTGTTCGATGACGTAGCCGAGGATCTGCCGGCGCGCTTCCCGCCACACTTCTTGGCGGGACTGCATTTCCAGCCGTGTTGGCCGGTCCAATGTTTCGGCGACGGCGCGGGCCCCGGTCTGCCCGGGGTCGGACAGGATCATGGTCACCGGTAGGCCCATTGCGCTGGCGACCATGGCGGCCAGTGGCTTTGCGGACTCGCTGTCGAGGGTGGCGCCGGACTTCGGCACCGCCTCGAACTTGTTGTCCTCGCTGGCGTTGACCGTGGACCCGGCGGGGATGTTTTGCAGTTGGGCGAGCTGTTGGCGGCGCTTCTGCGCGTCCGACTTCTTCCCGCCCACGTTCTGCCACGCGATCCGCGACAGGGACTTCATGAGCAGGGCCCAGTCCTCAAGGAACTCCTTGAACCCGCGAGCCCACGGCAAAGCTGCGTAAGCGTCGCCGATGCCGAACTTCCACCCATTCAAGGCGTTGACCTTGATGTGGTAGATCGGGGCATCCCACATGACCTCGACGGACTCCGTGGAGCCACCCTGCTGGATCCGCTTCTGCCGGGCCAATGGCCGGTAGCTGATGTCCGGGTAGTAGGCCTTGCGTTGGGCCTCGCGGCCGTTCTGGTCGACTTCCACCCATGTGCGCAGGTAGAACCAGGTGGTGGTCTTGTCGCCGGGCTTCGTGATCTTGTCCTCGACCTCGTCGAAGTCGATCAGGCGGGGCTTCACCCGGCCGGTGAGTGGGTTGGTGAAGAGTGAGAAGAACACGTTGCCGTCGGTGGTGAGCGAGCCTTCGTTGCGCTCTGCGGCTTGAGCGCCGGAGAACACTTCGCGGACTTCGGGGTCGTCCAACCATTCTTGGATGAGCGCGTTGACGTCTTGTGAGCCTTCGGTGCCGTCGCCGGTGGCGGTGGTGCCGCACCCTTGACCGTGGACGTAGGCGGCGCGCAGGGCGCCGGCACGCTTGATCAGGGGGTTGCCGACGAGGAACACCCGCGCAAGCTCGGCCGAGGTCTTGAGGCCTTGCCGGGAGAACTCCTGCGCGGCGTCCTGGGTGATCTTCTGCCAGCCCACATCCTCCCGCGCCATGATCAGCGCGGAATAGGACTCGGTCAGTTCCTCGAGGCGATGCCCCAGGGTCTCCATGGTGCCGGTGGCGACTAGTTCCTTGCCCTCGGGCACGGCGGCCTCTCGGAGGCCCAGCACTTCTAGAATGCCCACGGGCACCTCCAATTTAGACGGGGGAAATGCTCCACCCGAGCGAGTCGTGATCTTCGTACACGTCATGGTTGACGATCCGCTGATCAGGATTGAGCAAGGGCATGAGCAATAGGCGATTGATCGCTTGGGACAGTGCATCGACGGTGTCGTCGTGCTTGCTGGGGAAGTTCACGAGCTCTTCGCGAAGATCCTCAACGTTCGGCAGCAGCTTCGCGGTTGGAAGAACAATGTTCTTCGAGAACGCCAGCGGCGACACCGCAGAAGCTCGGGCCGACTTCGACCCCTCGGGCTCAATCGGAATCAGGCCCATGATCTGCTGCTGCAGCGCGTTGATGACGGCAGGCCCATTGGCCTTATTTTCCACGAACACCTGAATGCACTGCGGCCACTTGGCCTTCATGGCCAGCATCGCTTCGCACGTGTCGTTGAAGTTCATGCGCCGGCGAACCTGATCCAACAGGTACGCATGGTTGCCGACGCGCAGCCAAACTTGGCCAACAACAAAGTCGGCGTTCTTCCCATCGGAGAACGTGAGGTCCCACGAGGCGGCCAGCTCGTGATCGTCTCGGCCGATGCCGGGTACGATGTGTGCGCCGTCCTCGCGGACAGTCCACAGTGGCTCGTCGTAGGTTGCCCAGTCGCGGGGGAAGATGCCACCCTCGTCCGGGGTGGGAGACTGCTGATACAGGGCGGCCCACGAGCGGGGCCCGGTGTCTCGCTTGCGGCGCTCCCACTGTGCCTCGGTCATCCCGCGGGTAGTTTCCATCCACTCGCCAGGCTCACGGCCCAGCGGGTCAGTCTCGCCAAGTTCTGGACGGTGGTCTGCCTGTGCGGGGATACTGACGATGCGCCAGTCCTCGCCGCCGTTCTCCTTTTTCAAGGCCTTGCCGGCAAGGTCCTCAATCGACCAACGGGTTTGAATTAGAACGACTGGCGCGCCGGGGGCAAGGCGGGTCATGGCAACTTCGCGCCACCAGTCCCAGTTGCGCTCCTGGTATCGCTCGGAGTCGGCATCCTCGCGGCCCTTGACCGGGTCATCCACGATCATTAGTTCGGATGGCCGGCCAGTGAGGGATGCGCCGACACCAGCGGTGAACACGCCGCCTTCGTGGCCTTCGAGGATCCATTCGGACTGTGATGCGACATCGTTGCGGATCTTCAAGTCCAGCTTGTCGCCGTGCTCTTGGATGTCGTCGCGGATGGTGCGGCCCCAGCGGCGGGCGGTGTCGCTGTTGTAGGAGCAGACTGTGATGCGGGTTTCCGGATTCTGGGTGAGCGCCCATGTGGCGTACCTGCGGACGGCTCTTTGGCTCTTGCCGCCCTGCGGCGGCATGGCGATCATGAGTCGTGCGTCTGGCGTGTTCCATGCCCACACGAGAGCTTCGTCGATGACGTCCATCGCCTTGGTCTGCTGCGTCCGGGGATCCAGAGCCACAGCCATTTCGCCGGGCGTATCCCACTTCGGAACGATTGGCTCAAATGCACGGGCCGCGTGCTCGATCCAGTCCAGGTTCACGGCTACCTCACCGCTTCCGGTCGTTCAAGTGTGTTGACGGCGGCGGGGTCCGCGGTGTGCGCGTGGCGTAGCCCGTCGCATTGTGTTGTGTCGGCTTGTCGCCGCCGTCAAGTTGTTCGGCCCGAGGTGGAAGGCACTCGGGCCAAGAGTAGGACCGCACGTTGGGGTGATTGGACAGTCATGTACCTATCGACTCGCGTGCGGGCCTCGTCGGCTTGCGGGATTTGAACCCGTATCTCTTCTCCGCTGAGATGTGTTCTGAACCCGTCCAGTAATTTCCAAGCTGTCCCGCTGCAGCGGCGCTTGCGAATATGTGGGGCTACACCAGATTGAACTATCAGCCGTTGACTCTTGGGCGACCATGGGCAGCTTTGGCGGGACTAGCGCCCGACCCGGCCAGCGCTCTATCCATGGTTCTTACCTGCCGATACAGGCCCAAGTCGAGGTTCCCGCGGGAGTCGAACCCGCTTGATTGGCTTTGCAGGCCAGCACCTGGCCGTTCGGTCAGGGAACCTTGCCGCGCCATGCGGTTGGCTAGCTGGCGTCCCAGCATCCGCATGGCGCAGGTGCGCATCCGGCAGGATTTGCACCTGCGCGCCATGGCTCTACTGCTGAGCTACGGATGCTGCGCGGGTGGCTCATGTTCCAGCCGCGCTACCTATTCAGTTTTTACAACGTGCTCTGCCCGGCGGTGCGTCAGAAGATCCAGGCAGTGCGGTTCCTCGGCGCGTTCGCGAATGTTGGTTGCGATCCGAGGAAGTGTTGGCGTGTGGCCGGTTGCTGGTCATCGCCGTCCGGAGGCCCCTTGGGGGTGGGCGGGTCCGCGGCTCATCAGCGCTATTGTCGATAGGTTCCGGCCACACACGTGTGGGATATCGAGTCAGTGATCCGATATTGATTTCATCGTAGGTGCAAAAAAGTGGTTTGTCTACTTCAAAGAGGCGTGTTGCAAAGTTGACGTAGATGGTTTGGGCATGGCGTTGAGTACGGCGGCGGGCGTGTATCCCTCCGTGCCGGTATTGATGTCGCAGACTGGGCCGATTTTGCCGCGTCGGGCCCATGATTTGGCGGTGTCGTATTTGACGTGGATTCCGTAAGCTTTGAGCGCGTGGACGACTTGGCGCAGGGGTGCGACGACGTGCCAGGCGCGGCTGATCTTCGCTTCGATGCGTTCCCGTGCGCTGTGGGTGCTGCGGCAGGTGTCGCACTTCGCTTGGTCGTCGCCTTCCCTGCCGATGATCTGGCCGGCACATGGCTCGATTCGGTCGTCAACCCATTGGAGGGTGCCGCACTCGCCCAAGAGCAGCTTGGGTGCTTGGCGGTCGGCGGCGTTGATGACACTGCGTTCCGCTGCCCGGATTTCGTTGAGCAGGTCGCCGGCCGCTTCGTCTCCGCGGATGATGCCGATGCGGTCGAACATGAACCTAGCTGCCGCGATGGTGTCTCGGGGTGCTGTGCCGCCGTAGTGGTTGGCCAGCAGGGTGCACCAGCGTCGGATGGCGTCTTGGTACTCTCCCACGTAGATGCTCATGTCGTGGCTGTACGGCAGGCCCGGGGCTTCCTGCCCGCCTCCACCGCCACCGATGGGCTCGGGAGCTGCTGCGGTGTTCGTGAGCGTGCCCCCGGCAGTGTTCAGGGTGTCCCGGACTCGGCCCAGGATCCGACGCAGATCATCAGCCCCCTGATTGCAGAGCGTGAGGCCCTCGGGTAGGTCGGCGCTGCAGTGAGTGCATTCGGTCATGCTCGTCCTCCGTTGATGGTCAGGATGGTGTCGAGGTCGGGGTATTTGTATTCGCCGGCCACGCGGATGTGCAGGGGATCGCGGCTACTGCCGAAGCTGATTCCTTCGAGATTCCCAGTGAACTCGCCTCCGTAGCTCCCTGTACCGGCGACGTGTGCGCCGATGAAGTCGAGGTTGAGGTTCCGGGCCTTCACGTGCTTGGGGAGTCCATCGCCGCCGTTCAGCGCCCGTTCGAATTCGTCAGCCTCCCGCTGCGCTACCTCCCGATTGTGCTGAGCTATCTGCTTGCGGGCTTCCACGCGCTGCTGTTCGGCGTCGAGAGCAGCTTGAATGGCGCGGTTGCCACGCATCATAGTGAGGGTGATGGGCCAGAGCAGGGCGAGCCAGAACGCGTCGGCGGACACCTCTCGCTTCCCTGCGGCATTCTTGTAGCGGTCCTCAAGGTCTGCGTAGCGGTCCATGGCCATGCTTGGCTGTGCCATGGCGGCGACGGCCAGGTATGCGGCGGGGATCGACCACCACAGCCACATCACGCCAGCTCCACGGTGGCGCGGGAGTCAAAGCTGGCTTCGATGTCCGGGACGATGGCCACCCGAACAGTCACGTTGCCGACCGCCCACCGGGTGACACCGTGGTCTCCGAACTGGGTGTCGTCAATCAGGTTTCCCATGATCGTGAACCCGCGCAGCACGCCGGTGATGGTTGTCTCCCGTTGCTTGACGGTGATGGTCTTCCCGATGTGCTCTTGGGTCAAAGCCCCTGCACGGATCTTGCTCATGGTTTCTTCCCCTTGTGGATAAGTGGTTTGCGACGTTTGATGTCGACGCGGCGGCGTCCCGCTTGGCGGCTTAGGGCGATGGTGGATCGGATAGCATTCTGCAGCTGCCGCCGGAACTCGGTGGTGTCCACGTGGACTTCTACGGTGACTGTCTTCTGTTTCACGTTGCGTCTCCTGTCAACTGTCGTAGGGCTTGCGGGACGAGCACGGGAATCAGCGCGGCTTGTTCTGTGCTGAGGTTGAGGCCGTCGAGGATGGACTTGATAGCGCCGGCCACCAGACTGCCTTGGGCTTCCACAATTCGGACGCGCCGCTCGTCAACCCCTGCCTTCAACGCCATGGTGATCCAGTTGGCGAGCTGGTTCTCAGCCTCACGCAGGAGACGCCACCAGATTGATTGCTCACTCTTGAACACGTCGAGGTTGATCGGTCCTTCAGGTCCAACGCCTTCCTTGTGCTCAGTCTTTCCCCAGACCAGTTCCTCGTCTTGCAGTCCTTGAACTTTCCCGCGTAGCCAGGACACCTCCGCGGTCTTCCCGTGGATCAGGTTCAACAGCGTCTCGACGGGGTTCTCTCGCGGCTGGGTGGGGTCGATGCGGCCGAGGATGCCGCGTGCGTTCGCTTCGATCACCCTCTCGGCGGCCTTGACTTGGACCTGTGGCGCCGCCCCGCCGTGTCGGACGCAGCGGGTACCGCCCTTGATGGGTCGGGCTCGGCAGGCTTCCCCGTCGCGTTTCTTCGCCCCACAGACCGCGGCCACGGTCCCGTCGCCCGTGATGCGTGCTGGCTTCATCCGTCCATCACCTTTCCGTCTTTTCCTTCGTAGTCGATGCCCAGGATGTCTGCTGCGGCCTTGCTCATGTAGATGTGTCCGCCGGGTGCGGGTATGCCGATGAGTTCGTCGCCGACCTTCCATCGGATCGCGTCATCCTCGGTGACCGTGCAGCTGATGTCCACGCCCGCGTTGAGTGTGGTCGGCTCACGCAGGATCCCGGCTCGGTAGCCGTCTTCCCTCCACTTGGAGGCCATGCTCTTGGCGAGCTGGGCCGCCGCTTGCTTCCGGGTTCGTTGGCTGACGATGAGAGCGACGATCAGTGCGATGAGCGCAGCGATCATGGCGGCGGCCTGGATCCAGCCGAGGATGCTCATGATGCCTTCCCTGTGATGGTGACGGGTGTTTCGGGTGGGAGGTACCCGACCTGTCGCGGTCCACCAGTGGCACGCAGCACGATCATGCTTACGGCTCCGTCACCGAAGTGCGTGGCACCGACGAGTTTCCCCTCGATTTCCCACGGGCCCGTGTGCTTGCCGCCGGGGACCATAAGACGGACGTGCTTCCCGATGTCCACGCCGGACAGGTATCGGGCTTCACGCGTCGCTGGCATTGGTGCCTCCTAGGATGATTGGTGCGAGGACGGTGACGACGTGCTCGTGGTGGTCGGTGCGGGTCAGGGTCTTGGCCCCGCAGGTGCAGCCGCCGGGTTGGTGCTGGTGGGCCATGCGGGCTTTCTCGACAGCGGTCATGAGGCAACCTCGTCGGCGCGATGGTTGAGCCATGCTTTTGTGTAGCCATCCCGACCGGGGAAGAAACCGCTTATCTGAGCTGGCCCGTACGCGGCGGCGGCTTCCCGTAACGCTTCTGCCTTGGCTTCGGCGCGGACCTTGGCAATAGCGCGGTCGAACTCGGCTTGCACCATGCTCTCGGTTCTCGGGGCGTCGCGACAGTCCACCTTGTGGCAGATATAGGCCGTTCGGACATGGCCAAGGGTCGGCGTGGGGTTACTCATCGTTGCTCCTGCGGTAGGGGTTGTGGTTGCGTAGCTCCGATTGCCGGTTGAAGGTGAGCCCAACGTGGTGCAAAGCTTCCCCTGCACCCTTATCCCACGCTTCGGCTTCCCGTTCCCGGATCACCGGGGCCAGCATCGCGGCAATCACCTCGGCAAAGTGGTGCTTCTCCAGGGCTTCGATTGTTGGGAATGCGCCGCCGATGGTTTTCCCGCACGGGTGGCAGCGCATTTCTCGGTGGGTGCCGTCGCTTGTCCACCCTCTTACCTTGTGGACTTCGATTACTTCCGTGATCCGCGCTTCAAGGGTGGTCATGGTGTTGTCTCCGTTTCGGGGGTGTGGTTCTTGCATGGTGCTGGGTAGAAGTCGTCGGCTTCATGGCCGCGCTGTTGCCCTACGAATGCCCCGCAGCGGTAGCATCGGAAAGGCAGGTCGTCCGCGCTCATGCCCCACCGTCCAGTGCGCGGGTCACGTCGGCTACTGCGCGTTTCCACCCGCATTTGATCGGGTCATCTTCGGTGTGCCTGTCGCAGGCCTTGGGGTGGGCTTCGAGGGCTTCCCGTACCGCCGCCACTTTCGCTTCGGCGGCTTCGGCGCGGGCCTCGGCCCGGAGTGCGCGGGCACGCTGCTCCTGCTCTCGGCCGTCCTGCCACTGGAGCGCCGACTTGCCCTTGTGGTCGCAGTCCCCGTCGAGGGGGAACGTGCGGTCGTGGGTCTCGCACCATTTGAAGTCGTAGGGCTGCTCGTGCGACACCTGGCACGGGTGGGCGACGGTCCACAGCTCGGCGGCTTCCACGCGGTCGAGTAGGGCCAGCACGGTTGGCGGGTCGAACGCGGCGATGTGATCCGAGTCGGCCTTGTCGCCCACATGGATTTCAACGCCCATCCAGTCTTCATCGTCGCCAGTAGTCGGATTGTGGAATTCTTCGTTGGCGACGCACCACATGGGCGAGTAGGCGCGATCCATGCCCTCGTTAGCGTCGTAGGCTTCCCAAGGTCCGGGTGTCGCGGCGCTGGCAATCTCCCGTAGTGCGGGCAGGTCAAGCGGTGGGGTGGTCATTTCGTCACCCCGTGCATGGTGCGGGCGTGCTTGGCAACCTCAAGCCATGCCTCGGGGTCAGCGATCTGGCTGAAAGAGTCACGCTTTTTCAGGCTGGCTGCCTGCCGATAGACGTTCATGATCACCAGCGCTTCACCTTCGAGTTCTTCCCGGTCGGCGGCTTCCTCGTTGTGCTTGGCGAGGTTTCGCAGCCACATGACCGCATACTCAGCGCCCAGCTCATCCCCGCCGAAGAAGTCACGGTCGGATCGCATCGGCTCTGCCGACTTCACGCCTGCCGCCTCAAGAATCGCAAGGGCGAGGGCTGGGGCGATGTCCCGGTCAAAGATGTACTTGGCTGCTGGCTCTTCGTCAGGGGCTCCCAGGGTGACCGTGATCTGGCTGGTGCCGAACTTTTCGACGGCCAGGTCTTTCTGGTAGATGCTCTTGAACGTGCTCATGGGTTCTCCTGCGGGTTCGAGGTGTTGGGGGTAGTGCGGGGTGATGGTCGGACCGTCGTCCCAGCGAACCTTGATGCGGCCATCGGCGGCAGTTCCTTGGACGGTGCCGGTGGTGTGGGCGAGCCACGCGTTCTGCCACATGTGGACCCGGTCGCCGGGCCTGAACGCGGTCACTGGTCGTCGGCTTTCAGGAGGTCGTCGTAGGCGCGCTCGATAGCCTGCTTGGCGCGGCGGGTCTGCTTGGTGTGGGTTTTCGGCCTGCCCGCCATGATGAAGATCCCGAGCCCATCGATGGGCTCGAAGAGGACCATTCTCGGATTGGATAGGGCCATTGCCGCGAACGTTGACCGGTGACCGAAGCCGGTGGCGGACCGAACGGGGAAGTCGAGGCCCATGTCCTCCCCGTCGCGGATCGGCGGGTACCTGCGGAGCAGAACACCGAATGCCTTGCCCGCCGCCCACCTGATGCCAGCTAGTGCCAGCACGACCAGGTAAGCCAGCGCGACGCCCAACGGGATGGTCAGGACGCCCAGCCAGTACCCGCTCACGCTGCGACCTCCGCCACTGCCAGCTCGGCCTCGGCCTGTTCCAACACGGTGCCGGCGCGGACGACGTCCTCAATGCGGGCTTGCCAGTCAGCGCCGGGGGTGAACACTGCGGTGTCGACGGCGAGTGCGGCACGGCGGATGGTACGGCGGGCGGCGTGCACAGCCGCTTCGAGGCGTTCCGTGGCGAGTGCGGGCGGGATGCGGGTCACTTGGTGGCTCCTTCGTGCTTCTTGGCGTGGTCGTTGCAGAGGATGTAGGCGAACCGCAGCGCGCCGGTTTGCACGCCGATCTTCTTGAAGTCGTCGCGGTTGGTGCCGGTGGTGCCGCACTCCTGGCACGTGAATGTCAGGGCGCTCATGGCGTGACCTCCGTGAATAGGGTGCTCATCGATTGATGCTGCGCGAGTAGCGCGGATGATGGTTCGAGTACCGTGTATCCGGTATTCATGCATGCGGCCACCGGGACTGGTGCATGGTCGAACCACGTGCCGCAGAACCGCTGTTCGGGGGTCTGCCCGGAGGCTGCTCGTTCGACTAGTGGCGTCCCGCACTTGGGGCACTCAAGGGCGCTCATGCTTGGCCCCAGTGGATGACGCGGGCGGGGCCACGTAGGGACTTGCTGCCGGGCAGGTTCAAGGTTTCCCATTCGTCGTCTTCGGACCAGTACCAGACGGACCCGTCCTTGGATTCCACGATGGTGCCCATGGGGAATTGCTTCATCGGATCGAAGTTCTCGTCGTGCTTCAAGTCGTCCGCGGTGATGGTTGCGGCCTTGTCCGCGGCGGCGAGGGCCACACGGGCGTTGCCTCGGTAGCTCTCCTGCCAGCGGGGCAGAACTTCGTCCCAGCCCTTCTCGTTGGCGTGGGACTTGTTCACGTCGCCGTACAGCGCAATGGCTGCGGCTTCGATGCGTGGATCAGTGGTCATGGTTTCCTCCCAAGGTGGCCCCACATTCGGGGCGGTTTCTATCGACACTCATCACTCTACCTACTTCAAGTAGGCAGTGCAACTACTTCAACGAGACGCCTCGCAACTCCGCCACAATCCGACCGCTCAACAAATCAGCCGGCCGCCACACACCCACATCCTGGCCACATGCGCCCAACACCTCGAGGACCACCTTCTGCTCCGGCCGCATCCGCCCAGCATCCGTCTTGAGCTCCCGAAACAGCAGCCGGCCCCGCTTAGCCGATGCCAGCACTAGGTCAGGGAATCCCGCCTGCGAGCCCCTCGAGTCCTTGGTGTGGTACCGCACCTCGTAACCGTGGAACCCGGCCAGCTTGAGCACCGCGGACTGCAGGTTCCGCTCCGTCATCGGCGGCATGGTTCGTGCAATGGTGGTCGGCTCTCGGGTCACGATGTGGCTCCATTCTGATTCTTTGGGGTGCTGGGCTGCCCGGTGGGGGCTGGGTGGGGGATTGCTCGTCCACGTTCATTTGAGTCCGGCAAATCGCCTCCTGCGGGTAGATGCCCCGGGGTTGCCAATGCTGGGTCGCGTCTTGTCCGGTTTGGTCGGGGACTACGTCCCGGGGTCACCGTAGGTGTGGTGCGTTTCCCGATCATATTTTCGGCCCTGTCGCCGGCGAGGACGTCGGCTTTGCATGAGCGGCAGTTGTGGGCGGGTTCGGTGTCGTGGTCTCCGCAGGGTCGGGCTGGTGGTGCGTCGTGGCCGTCGGGGGCGGTGGTGGTCCAGTGGCGGCCGTGCTGCGGGTAGACGTTAGGGGTGCGCTTCACGAACGATCCATCCGGGGCTGTCTCGGTGGCGTATGCGGCGAGGGCTCGGATGCAGTGATTGAAGTCTGCTGCGGGGAACCCTTCGGTGTCATTGGCTTTGGCCAGGACGATGCCGGGCTTGTTGGGAGTCCAGTCGGGGCGCATGGCCAGCATCATCGTTGTGAGCCGCTGGCCTTGCTGGTCGGTGAGTTTCATAATCATCCTCGATAGAAATTTGTTTGCGGCGAACGTTGCTCTGGGCTTGGCCTGCGTTGGTCGCCGCTGCGCTTTTTCGGTTCCTGCTGGTGAGTTAAGTTCTTAGAAGACCGCCGCGGTGAATGGTGAATGGTGTCTAGGTGAGAGGTGTTAAGGTGTGCGGCATCCCTTGGCCGATGGGTTCCCCTTCCCGAATGTATGGCTAGAACGGTGGGTCATCGGATGGGCTGTTCAATGGGTTTGTGGATGGGTTCGGCGATGGGTTTACCGATGCCTTTCCGGATGGGTCAACGGCACGTTTCTGCATGACTTCGGCGAGGGCTTCCCATGAGCCCCATGATGGGTTCTCCGTGTGCAGCCTGTGCAGCTCGTGAACGATGATTCCCTTGAGCTCTCGTGAGCCGGTGGAGGTGTACGCCTTGGCCACCGCGGCGCCCATGTTCTTCTGTTTGAGCAGCCCGTCACTGCGCATGAAGCTGCGCACCAGGATTTCCTCGGTGCCGTCGTCGATGATGATGTAGCTCTTGGCCATGAGCACCTTGGCGGCGAGCTCGATGTCTTCGAGGGTGATGTCTGCGGCCTTCTGCGTGATCTTCTTCGGCCGCCAGTCCATGACGCCGGCATAAGACAGGTCGGCCTGGGTGATGAGGTGCTGGTAGAGCCACTGTTCGTGTACGGCTAGGTCGAGGAAGTCGTCGTCGTCCCAGATGGTCACGAGGATCTGGGCGAACTTGCGGGCCACTAGTGGTCACCTTCATCGAACCAGGCGTTGATGATGAGCTCGCGAATCTTCCCGGCCTCGGGGTGCTTGCTGTCGGCGAAGTCGATCAATGCGCCGAATGCCTTGCGGATCTTCCGGTCGTTGTCCGGGGTCGGTTCACTGGCGGACTCGAGGTTGATGACGGCCCAGTTGTATCCGGCGATGAAGTCGTCTGTCCATTCCATGGTTAATTTCCTCCGGTGTAGCGGGCCATGATGTCGCGGCCTTGGGTGTATGCGTCGTAGTGGCCGGCGGGGCGAAATGCTGCGCGGCGTCCGGTTTTGATTTGGTGGGCTGCGGCCCATGCTCCGGGCTCGGTTTCGGCGGTGCGGACGAGGGCCCAGACGCCGGGGTTTTCTTGGAGGTGTTTGGCGAGTGCCCCGTATTTGTTGCGTGCGGGTCCCGGCCGGTATTCGTAGTTTGCGCTCATGATGGTCATCCTTTTCTGTCCTATCCCAATTCTACTACTTGAAGTTGTCAATTTGCCTGATCCGACTAGGTGCCGTGGGCGCAGTCTTGTTGCTGCGCCCACCAGGTTACAGCCCTGTCGGCTTGCTCTTGCCTTCGACATCCCTAGTCCAATGCCAACCGCCCGCGTGCTCGTAATACCTCACGGGGGAGCGGTCACCGTTGTCCTGTTGCACTTCCTTGTGGAGGCGCTTCGCATCAGCCTTGGTGGGTGCGATCAGCTTCCCGCAGTACGGGTCCGGGCACACTGGCCGGGGGGACCGGAGCGGGGCGCGGCGGTACGGTTGTGCGCTCATGCTGCTTTCCTTCGGCTGGCGCCGTACTGGCGGTTGTACTCGTTGAAAGCGATCCGGCATGGGTCGCATGGTATTTCACCGCGGCGTATGTGCTGCGCCCTCCCGGCCGTCGTCCCGTGGTTGATCGGTTTCCGGCCAGCATGAGGCCGCGGACCGCCTTCACGTTCGGTCTTCCGGGCACGCTTCGCGATGCTGTCGAGTCGTTGCGCTTCCTTGCATGGTGGGCAGGCTTCTTCGTTGTCACGGAGGTGGCGTAGGTACGCTGCAGAGGTCCCGCATGGCAGCAGGGTGCGCACCTTCCTTGGTGCGTCCGCTCGGGCCTTCCTGCTCTTCTCGCGCAGGGCTTCCAAGCACGGTTCGCAGGGCTCCTCATCCCGTCGTTTGTGTGCCTGGTATCCGGCTGTCGTTCCATGGTTGGCGGCGCGGGGTGCGCGCTCTCCCCGTGCCTTGGCTTTCCGGATCCGACTGGATTCATTCGCCGCTTCGCGGCATGGGGCACACGCTGCTTCCCCGTTCTTGCGGTGCCTGTTGTACCCGCTGACGGTGCCGCACTTGGCGACCTGGGCCTTGGTCCGGACGGGGGCGGGCTTCTCTGGTGTTCCGGCCTGATCTTTCCGGAACCATTCCTTGCACCAGAAGCATGCGGGTTCGTTCTTGGCCTTGTGCTGGCCGTAGCCAACTTTCGTTCCGCAGTTCATTTCGTTTCCTTTGTTAGTTCTCCGTAGGAGGGTTGGTAGTACCAGCCGAAGGCGGCTGCATCAGGTCGGCAGTCGAGACAGAAGTCCTTGCCTGGGGTTCGTTCGTTCGGAATATGCCGGATACCGCAACGGCCACACACGCGGGTCTTATCCCGGGTCCCCGTGGTCATAGCGACCTCCGCTCCTCTGTGGCGTAGATGTCATCGAACGCCAGATGGTCTGGCATGGCCTTGGCCCGGTCCCCTGCGTAGGCATACCGTGCATCGGCGCATTCTCGACGGGTGTGGAACCGGGGCGATGGGTAGCCTGGCAGTTGGACGTTGCCTTCGTCTGCCGGGTAGGTGATTGATCCTTGCCGATTGCTGATGACCTCACCGCACGCGTAGCAGATGCCAGGGATGCCGGCACGGGCCATGCGCTTCTCCGTGACTTCCATTACCTCACTGGACACGCGTTCGGCTTCGGAAATGCGGCATGGTGCCGGATGTCCGCAGCACGAGCACAGCGGGACGCGCCCGACTGGGTAGATTTCCAGGGCCCGAAATTGGTACCGGCTGAGCCTAATCGTCCCCTCCCTGGTCTCATGCATTCCGTAGGCCAGCGCGAGCTTCACGCGGTAGATGCTCTTGTCGTCCTTGGGCCATATCTCGGTGATTGTCCACGCGGCGAAGTCATGAGCGATCACGTCGCCAACTTTGGGTAGTTCGCTGTTTCGGTAGGCCATATGCGCTCCTAGCGCCCTCCATCGGTTGCTCATGCTGCTATCCATCCGTAGTTTCGGTTTCGGGCGATGGCCGGGGCGGTGGCGACGACGCATAGGTGTGCGCCTTGGGAGCCGGGCTGTGTGCGGCCGTCAACGACCCGGAACGCCGCGGGCCCGGTGATCGTCGCCCCGTGCCGGGTGGCCACCGCGGGGAGGTCCTGCTCGGCTTCGAACACGAGGTCAGCGAACGGGAGCGTGGAATCGGTGATCGGCCAGACCGCCTGGAACATGGTCATGATGACTTCACCCGGGCCAGTGTGGTGCCGCGGAGGATGTCGAAGACCTCGGCGCGATGCTGGCGTTCCGCATCCCGGATGGATTCCTGATGGCAGCTGCAGTTCTCTTGCTTGGCGCAGTTATAGGGGGTCCAGCAGCAGGACCGCTTGCACTTGCTCATGCCGCTGCGCCGATCGCGAGGCACTTCTTGCACATCGGCTTGTCGCCCCGCGTGGAACGGCTTATCTCGAAGTAGTTCTCCGCTGCGCCGCAAATGGGTGCGCGCCACGCGCTACGTTCTTCGCCATCCTTGAGTTCTTCCACGACGTGAATCGTCCGCAGCCCCGTTGCGCTGCCCCACTCGGTTCCATCGGGAATGACCGGCGCGCCCCACTTCGGGGTGTGTTGGCACTCTCCCTCCAGGCGCTCCACGACGTCTTCGCGCAGGCCCAACTCAAGGCGTTCGCCGCGCTCTTTGTCCTGCTCGCGAACCGATCGCTTCGGGGTCCACGAGGCCATTGCCTGGTCCTCGGTGGTGAGCCAGCCGCCCGTGTCATAGTCCTTGGTGGTCATCACTCCGCTGGTGCAGCCGCATGGGCTAATGAAGTACCAAGAGCACTCGCTGATGTCGTGCTGCTGCCCGTCGATTTCTACATTGATGCTTACCGTGCTCATGTCTTCTCCTGTTTTTGGGTAAAGGAATGGGGCGTGCCCAGATCGGGCCGGGCACGCCCCGGGGGATTGGGGAACTCCAAGTTCAAACTCCTATTGGGAGTTCATTTGGAGTTGGTCAGAACGGAGGCTCTTGGCTGCCGGCTGGTGCGCCGGTTCCCCATCCGCCCGCGGTGCTGGTCGCGGGTGCGCCCCACGCTCCGGCGTTGCCACCGGCGTCCGGCGTCCACGAGCCGTTGGTGGCCGTACCCCCGAACCCGCCGCCGCGGTTCGCCGCGCCTTCCCCGTTGCCGCGGGCCGTGCGCGTCACCTTCGCTGAGGCGCTCTTGAGCGACGGGCCAATCTCCAAGACCTCGAGCTCGGTGACGCTGCGCTTTTCGCCTTCCTTGGTTTCGTAGGACCGCTGCTTGAGTGCGCCCTGGGCGATGACTCGCATGCCCTTCGTCAGGGATTCGGCTACGTTCTCCGCTGCTTCACGCCAGACCGAGCAGCGGAGGAACAGCGTGTCGCCGTCCTTCCATTCGTTCGTCTGCTTGTCGAAGTTCCGCGGGGTCGATGCGATGGTGAAGTTCGCGACCGCGCTGCCCGACGGGGTAAAACGCAATTCCGGGTCAGACGTCAGATTGCCGATGACGGTGATGATGGTTTCGCCGGCCATGATTAGGCCACCTTTCCGTCTTCGATGGTCCAACCGAATTCGCCGGACTCATCCACGAATTCAGCCCAGATTTGGAAGTCGTTCGCGTCGCCGAGTGCTTCGAGTTCGGCGAGTCCGTCGGAGTCCAAGTCGTTGCCGTTGCGGACGATCATGACGCGCAGTTCCGGATCCGATGCGATGATCATCTTGGCGGATGCGATGGTCTGTTCGCGGGTGGATGCCTTGCGGAACGGGCGGCCGTTGAGCAGGACACCTTCCTCGTCGAACGTCATGTTGTCCACGGGGAAGTTCGCGGCGGCCAGCCCGTCGGCCTTCTGCTTATCGAGTGCCTCGAGCTGCTTGGTGAGGTCGTCGGCCTGTTCCTGCGTGGCCTCGAGCTGGAAGGCGAGGTTCGCCTTTTCCTTGGCGGTACGGACTGCCCGGTTCGTTTCCTCGGCGGTGGCCATGCGCTGGCGCAGTGCCTCAACGTCAGGGAGCTCGGCGTGATTGTCGATGCGGTCGTTGGCGTGATCATGATCGACTTCGGCCGCTTCCCGCAACTTGGTCAACCGGGCGATTTCGGTGTTGATCCGTTCGATCTCCGCGTTGGCTCGAGCCAGCTCCTGACGATCATCGGACTGCGTCCGCGCCAGGTTCTCGGCCGCCCGGATTTCTTCGGCCAGCTCCACCACTGAAACTTCGGCCGCCGGTGCCGCGGGGAGTTCCCCATACCGGGCTACCTGGGCTTCGAGTTCCTTGGCCTTGCGGTTGATGAATGTCCGCTGTTCGAAAACGTCCTTCTGCGTGGCGGCCAGGGCCGCGGGTTCGAACGGTAGGTCGACCAGGTCGAGGACCACGGCCAACTGCTTCTTATCGTCCAGCAACGAGAACGCACCAGCATCCATGCCCAGGGCGCCAAGCATCCCGTTCAGCGTGGCCTGCGGGATCTTTCCGCCGTCGGACGCCTTGCCGGTCAGGGAGGATGAGCCGTCGGCCTTGTACTTGCGGATCAGCGTCATGCCGTTGTCGAGGACGTTGACAACTTCTGCAGTCTTCTTGCCCTCGTTGACGGGGCGAGGCACGTCGCGCTTGTTGTGCCCGATGATCGTCGCTTCGAGGCCGTCGAGGACGCTGGACTTGCCTTGGGCGTTGCGTCCGCTGATGGCGACCAGTGCGCCGCGGGGTGCGATCTGCACGTATTCGAGGCGCTGGAAGTCGGTGAATGTTGCTTCGGTGGTTTTTGCCATGATGGTCAGACTCCTATGGTGATGGGTTGGTTAGGATGCGGCGGTGGCCGCGGTGGCGATGGCTTCGAGGACGTCAGCAGGTTCGCCGGCGGTGCTGGCCTGCTTCCACAGGGTGCGGAGCGCGTCCTTGTCCCCGGCCAAGGTCTGGATTTCGTCGAAGTAGTTGACCTCGAGGACCGCGGGGGTGCCTTCGTCCTCAATGAGGCCGGTGTCCGGGTCCGCGGTTTCCTCGGGATCGGGATCTGCTTCGACGGGTGCGTCGTGGATGACCTGCGGCGCGGCCGGTTCCGGTGCAGCGTTCTTGCGTGGGCGGCTGATCTTCCGGGTTGCGGTCTTGGCGGCGGTCGGTTCGACCTGCACGAATGGTGCCGGGTCGTAGTCGCCCAACTCGATTTCCTCGATGCTGTTCATGCCAGCCAGCGCGTCCGGGGCCACGAGTTTCGCGGCTTCCGCCTTGCACTTCTCCGTCAGCATGCCGATGGGGTTCTCTTGGTACTTGCCGTTGGCCGTGTACTTGGCCTGGCGTGCACGTTCGATGGTCCATTCGATCTTCTGCCAGCCGGACTGGCCGCGGCGGCGGGCCCGGAATTCGACGCGCTCGTTGTCGGCGTAGACCCGCTCAATCTCGTGCCCCTTGGACAGTGCGATGGCGTACATCTGCTGTGCGTACAGGGCAGGGGTGCCGTGCACGACGTAGATCGTCTTGAGGGACACCATGGGGGCCATGCCAAGGGTGAAGCCGTAGAGGATGGCTGCGGCGGCTTCCTCTGGCTTCCCGCGGAAGTGCTGCGGGGTGAACATGGTGTTGCAGATGGTGTTGGCGATTGTGTAGGCGTGGGCCAGTTCGGATGCCCAAGCTTCGAGGGACATCGTGGCGTCGGTGGTGACCTGCTCGATGTTCGCGTGCTGTACTGCTGGGGTGAATGCGCTGGGGTTGGTGGCCAGTTCGGTCATGAGGTGGGTTCCTTTGCGGTGAGTGCTTTGTATGGTGCGCCGTAGCGGCTGATGATGTCGGCGCGCATGATGGTCAGGTGATTGATGAGGTCGTCCACGGCATCGAGGGGGAGCAGTACCTCGTGGCCGTTGAACAGATGCGCGTCGCGTTCCCTGTCGGTGTCTAGCGCGATCATCTGATCCTCGTAGAAGAGGTGCAGGGATTCGCGGCGGATCGGGTCGAAGTAGCTGTAGACGCTCACGCGGCCACGTCCAGCTGACTCACCGGCGGGGCGAGCGGTTCGCGGGCGAGCTTGTCGCGGAGCTTGGCGGTCTTCGCGGTGAATGCTGCGGCCAAGAACCACGAGTAGTGCTCATTGATTTCTTCGGGGGATCCGGCCAGTGGGTAGAGGGTGGTGCCCAACGGCTTGTCCCCGTACCTTGCGTTCACGCCTTCCCGATCCATCGGGGTGACGTGTGCGACGTAGGTCTTGGCGACCTTTAGCATGGGCTGCTCGTTCCCGGCGGTGTCGACGTAGAACTCGGCCTTCGAGTAGGCCGCGGTCTGTAGCGCGGTTTCCCCGTAGACGCCCTTGGATGTCTTGAGGTCGACCTGAACGACCCAGCCGTCGGCCAGCTGCTCCGGGGTGAGCAGTAGGGGAGAGGTGGCCAGCATGTCGAACGTGCCGCCGAAGTGATCTGTCCGGTTGCCGCACGGGCGTTCCGTGAGTACCGGGGTGATCTGCCACGCCTCGAGGAAGTCAGCGAATCCCTCGATGTAGCCGGCCAGCTCGTCGGGGGCTTCGACTTCGCCGGTGGTGGCCAGCTGCTCGGCCAGCCCGTGAACGGCGGTGCCGGTGATCCCGGCGTCGTCGCGAACTTTCCGCCATGCCATGCGCATGGTCTGGATCGCGTTGGCCCGGTCCATGGTGCGCAGTTCGTCGAGGTGGTCCATCGCCCAGGTTCCGGCGACTTCGGCAGCCCATGGGATCAGGTTGTCCTTGGGGATCCCGGCGCCGATGAGGCCTGTGACGCCGCGGACGGGCTTGGAGTCGAGGCGGTAGGTGTGGTTTCCTGCGTTGAATACGAGCCCGGCGGGCTTCGGCTTGGCGGTCATGGTGGCTTCCTCTCCGTGGATGGGGCACTGGTCGTTGATGGGGTCGAGTCCGGCTTTCCGTTCCCACCCGGGGCAGTCCCCGGACGGGCACCGGCACGTCACAGCGCACCGCACAGGGTGGTGATGGCCAGGATGCCGAGGTACACGCCCAAGGTTCCGCCGAGCGCCTGCAGGACGAACAGGACGTCCCGGCCACGCTGGGTCAAAACCAGCCCGCTCATGCCGCCACCGCCAAAGCTGGCATGGGAGCGGGCACGAACCGGGACCAAAGGATCTGCCGGCACTTCTCGCTGATCAAGTCCTCGCAGCCAGCCAGGTAGTCGGCCTTCGCCGGGGCGTACTCGGGGTCGCCCACACGCCAGCCGAGTTCCGCCCGGTCATCCTCACAAGCGGCCTTGCCCTCGATTTCGGCGAGCAGTTCTTCAAGGTCGGCCTCGCGGACCTCCACCTGCAGTGCCGCGGACAACTGCCGGACCAATCGGCCCCAGCAATCACCCTCCGAGAGGAAGCCGTGCTCTGCGTAGTAAGCGCGGACCTCACTGGTCAGGGTCACCGCCGCCGCCATGTAGACAGGATTCTCTAAAACGTTCATTGGTATACTCACTTTCAGAAATTGATTTCGGTTGGGCCTGCACGCTTCTCAAGGGAGTGCGGGCCCAATTTTTTATGCGCTGTACGCGTGCCGATTCAGGAACTGATCAATGGCCGAAGCCCGGATCTTCCACGACCCCCGAAGCCCCGGCATCTTCGACCCAGCCAGATCCCCGCGCCGCAACAGCGTGTAGACAGTGTCCGGATGCATGTCGAGTTCCTCGGCAGCTTCCTTCACGCTCAACACCTTCTTACTCACGCCGCCACCGCCTGCAGGTGACGCTCCGGCACGCCCACCCATGTGTACTGGTGACCGCCATTCCGGGACTTCGTGCGGGACGTGTTGTCAGCGACCTTCTCGATCAGCCGGCGCTTGGCCGCGGCGATGAACACGCCGCCCTCCATGCCCTGCCTCGGTGCTGGCCGCATGGCTTCCCGGAGAGTGTCCGCGGTGAAGCGACGGCCCTCCGCGGCCCAACGTTCAATCAGGTCCGTGGCGTCCTGCGTCCACGTGGTGTCTTCAAGTGCGATTGGTGTAGCCATGTCGGCGTGTCCTTTCCAGAACTTTTGACCGCTTGAATCAGGCGGTCTTGCGATTTGAAATAGGTTCTTGCGGGTCGAAAAGGACAGTAACGTCCAAGCCGAGTACCTCCGCGATGCTCTCGGCGACCTCGGTGGTGCAGTCTGTGCGATAGCCGGACACCAGGTGGTTGATGAAGCTTGGGTGGACGCCGACCCGTTTGGCCAACTTGCGTTGGCTGATCTTGCGGAAGTCCGAAGGGTGTCCCGCCTTGATGGCGTCCATGTCTTGCTTGGTGTAAACGAACGTCTTGAATCGTTCTTTCGATGCGAGGCGCATGTATGTTCCTCTCTGCCAGCGGCATTTGGTTCGGAAGGGTGACATTGGGTTCCTGTCTGTTGTAGGCGGGTTTGTTTCTTGTTGATAGGAAAAGCATCTCATCCCAGTAGGCAGGTTGTCAACTTGAATCAGGCAAATTGCTTCTTGCAAGTAGGCACCAGTCTGGAAGGTCGCCTTTTTGTTAGTAGGCACATCTACTTCAATAAGGCAGAATTCCCAGTAGGCGCATCGGAAACGTATGCGAATGCGCTAATCGACGAAACTAGCGACAGTGGTTGGCATGACAAGCAAACTTCCCAAGAACGGCCTCCAGGCACTCATCCTCAACCACAAGGGTGACCGCTCCTACGCCAGGCTGTCCGCTGCATGCGGCGGAGTGCCCTCCACCGTCAACGCCCAGCGCCTCGCCACCAAGCCCATCAAGGACTTCCCCACCGTGGACGTCCTCATGGGCCTCTCCAGGGGCCTCGGCGTCCGCCTCATCGACGTCCTCCACGCCGCAGCTGTCTCCGTCGGGATGCCCATCCACGCCTCCAGCGACAACGACCTCCTGATCCCGGAAGCCGGCCGACTCCCAGAGGAATCGCGTCGCCTCCTGCTCGACACCGCCCAGAACATGCTCTGGTGGATGGAGCGAGTCGACGCGGCCGCACCCGAAGGGGTCGAAGATTCTGCCGAAGACGCACCGAACAACGTGCACCCCTTCCCGACGCCGAACTGGGCCCAGGCCGCGGCCGACAAGGGCGAGGCTGGAATCGACCACGACCAGCTGCCTGATGACTAGCCAGTAACGCTTCGGAAACATTCGTCACAGATTCGACTAACTGACGCCTACTGCCCATAAGGTCGAACACATGTTCGAAAACGTCTTGGTGCAGCTCAACGTCACCATCATCGAAACCGACCTGCCACACGGCTGGTGGGGCGCCTACGACATCACCACCAACACCATTGGCCTACGCCACAACCTCGCGCCCACCCAGCGGCGCTCCACACTGGCACACGAAGCGGCCCACGCCGCCCTCCAGCACGACGGCCACAGCCTCGCCCAAGAACGCGACGCCGAAGAACTAGCCGCCGCCTGGCTCATCATGCACTGCGACTTCCAACACGCAGCCCGCATCTACAACACACCCACAGCACTCGCGCACGAGCTCAACGTCCTCCCAAGAGACGTCCACGCCTACATGCGCACCATTCTGCGAACCCAAAAATAAGGGGGACCCCACCATGGCAACCGGACGCGTCACAGACACCTGGCACCTCAAAGACAAAAAGACCCGGTCCAAAAGATACGGCATCGGCAAACGCTGGCAAGCCGTCTGGACCAATGACCGCGGCGACGAAGAAAAGCGATCATTCGAAATGAAGGACGCAGCCAAAGCATGGATCGACGCCAAAGTCATCCAGAACGCCCTAGACCCCAACGGCATCAAACCCGACATGCCATTCACCGAGTACTGGGACATCTGGCGGGCCGCCCAACTGCACCAGCGCAAATCATCCCTCAAGACCATCGACTCCCACGCCAAAAACTGGATCCTCAAATCGTTCCAACACGACTGGATGCACTCCATTGACCGACCCCGCATCCAAGCCGTCGTGAACGAGTGGGCAGCGTCCGGGCTCGCTTCATCCACGGTCTACCTGATGTACCGGTACGTGCGTGGCATGATGTCCGACGCCGCACTGAACAAGCAGATCCGCGAATTTCCCTGCGTGAAAATCAACATGCCGGCAGGCGACCGGAAACGAATCGTCCCCTTGTCGATTGCCCAGGTCCAGCAGATCGTGAGCAAGCTCGAGGAACCGTATCGTTCGGCGGCGATCTTTGCTGCAGCAACCGGGCTCCGGCCAGCAGAGTGGAGGGGGCTCACAGCCGAATATGTGGACCTGAATCGCGGCGTGGTGATTGTCGAGCAGCAAGAGCACCTGAGCCGCATCGCAAAGCCGCTCCTGGGCCCGCTCAAGAATGATTACTCCTACCGTGACGTGACCATCGGGCCCAAGACGTGCGCGTTGCTCGAACCCTTGCTTGCGGCGCCGGGAGCCCTCGGTTTGCTGTTCCACATGAAGGGGTCGGTGATCACCGGCGGCCGGGCCGTGGGCGCATGGACGGAAGCGCGGGAGGATCTGCCGTGGATGGGGCCCGGGTGGCACCAGCTCCGCCACCATCATGCGTCGCTGCTGATTGCGGGGGGAGCGTCTCCAGTGGCGGTTGCTCACCGGCTGGGGCACAAGGATGCGAACGAAACGCTACGCACCTACGGGCATTTGTGGGCGGATGATGAGTCGAAGCTGGCGGCCATGTCTGACGGGCTGGTGGCTTTGGGCTGAGTGTGTTCCGCCACGATTCCGCCACACTCGCCTACTTGGCTTTGTTTGCAAGGGAAATACTTCTACAGTGGGTAGAAACGAGTTCTACGATGCGTAGAACTTGGGGCGACGGGCCGACATTGCGCCCGCGAATTCCGGCATTGAAGGGTTTGGC